TTCAATGACCGGGATGATGGATAATCCTCAAATATTATTAAATCCAGACTATCAAAAACAAGCTGCTGAAGTAGTTGTTAAAACAAATGCTGAGTGGTCAAAGAAACTCAACATTAATCAAGCAGCGCGTGTAACATGTGTGAAACCAGAAGGTACTGCAAGTTTAGTATTAGGCAGCGCTTCCGGCATTCATGCCCATCACGCAAAAAGAACTTTTCGGCGGGTACAGGTTAATAAACTTGATCCCGTATATAAGCACTTTAAAAGCATCAATCCTCATATGATAGAGGAATCTGTTTGGAGTGCTAATAAAACTGACGATGTAATCATTTTTCCCATAGAAGTATCTGATACAGCTATGGTAAAAAACGATTTAGATGCTTTAAAACATCTTGAAATTATAAAAGCTACACAACAAAATTGGGTAAAATCTGGAACAACTCCTGTAAACCAAAAAGGAGTAACCCATAACGTGTCTTGCACAGTAATTGTTAATACAGATGAATGGGACAAAGTAAGAAATTATTTATACGAAAATAAAAATTATTTTGCCGCCGTATCATTGTTAGCTCACACTGGTGATAAAGATTTTAAACAACCTCCATTAGAAGCGGTAACTACTGAAGAAGATGAGAAGTTGTGGACAAAAATTATATCTGATTTCAAATCTGTAAATTATAAAAATTTGAAAGAGGAAGAAGATCAAACCACATTGCAACAAGAATTAGTTTGTGCAGGTGGACAATGTGAATTACCTATACTGAGTAATCAATGAGATATGAATGTGTAAGGGACGATATTCCAAAAAAATGGCATGAATTAGAATTGTTACCCGGTCTCGGTGATGACTGGATTTTAATTCAATCAAATGGTATCGAAGACCCTTCGAAAACCGAACGTATTATGAATCAACCAACGCCAGAATTTCGAGGAACGTTTGAAGAAGTAAATAATGAATTGGAAAAAAGGATTAAACAACTCGAAACTCTGGGCTATGTTAAAGTCGTAAAAAAGACTAATGAAGACGAATTATCACAGCCTTAAAATAGGTTGTCACAGAAAAAAAGCTACTATAAGAGATTTTGAAATACGCTTACCTAAAGGCAGGGAAAAACTTTATTTAAAAGTTTGTCCTAAAGATGGACAGGAATTAACGGTAAGTGAAATTTGGTATAAAGATGAAAATAATAAATTTGTTACACAGGGTTTATGGGTGGAGCTTGATTCAAATGATCAACTTTATCCCACAAGCTCCTTGGCTCGATTACTTAAGTTTATGGGTATTGATACAATTGGAGAACTTATCGGTAAAGATATTTTTCTAAAACCCAAAACTAATGGTTTTCTTTGCATTGAAACAATTTAATTTGGATGCCTGTAGCGATACAGGCATCTTCAAGGAAAAATGGCAAGTATAAAAGACACATTACAATTAATACCCGATGATGAATTACGAAGATGGATTCATGATTTTATTAGACGTGAATATGGGGAACATGCGCTTGATAATGACGTAGAAAAATGGTATACAGAATTAGGATTAGTTATGCATAAATCGCCATTTACTGCTGTAAAAGCTGGAGTTGGATTAACAGTAAAAGCTGTTCCTTCATATACAGCCTACGGAGATTTTCAAGGAGAATCTAAGTACTTATTATGTCTATATGGATTAATTTGTAAATTATCACAAATAATACTTGACTCTAAACAAAAAAATTAGTATATTATATACATGCAATTCTTAGAACATACATATCGTCCATTTAATAATAAAGGCATCGATACTCTATCGAGCCCTGTGGGATATTTGTGTTCATCTCACATACTGTGGTTACCCACAGGGCAAGTCAGATAAAACCACAATTTTAGTTCGTCGCTATCTTCTAACAGGATTAGGAAATCGGTCTCTCAAATCGAAAATGACGGTTCAATTCCGTTTAGCGGCACAATATGGAACAGTATGAATTACAAACAACAGAATATCCAACGAGATTTTATCTTATTAAGGGATTAAATTACGATTTTGGGTATATAGATCCCGAAACCGGACGACAAATAATTACTCGTACTGAAAAATTTATTTCAGAAAGTATAAAACAATTAGGAATACAAAATATATTGACAGCTGGATTTAAATTAGTACCAACTGAGTTAACATTAAAATTTGAAATTACAAGAGAACCTATTACACTACGGTGAGGAACTTCAGCTCACACAAGGGAGAGTAGGAGAATCAATTATGTTTAAGATGATCCTGTGGGCAGTAGAAATACTGAACTTCTTAAGAAGAACAAGACGCATAGGAGTGAACCATAATTGATTCATTAGTACTACAAGCGAGTGTGCAACGTAAACAGTCTGAGACAGCGACTCCCGAGTCAATGAAGACGGGTAACGGCCAATAGAGAAATGATAGGATAGAACAAAAAGCTGGGTAAGCTCAGTAATTAATGGCATGGTAGACGAGTGGTTCAAGTCATCGCTCTTTCAAGGCGAGGATCATGGGTTCGAATCCCATCCATGCTACTGTTATGGCAAAGAAAAAGAATATTTTATTTAGATGTACGTGTGGAAAACGATTTTGGTTAAAATTAGTCGGCGGTCAATATCAATATACCTGGAAAGGTACTTGTACCAATTGTGGGACACTTTGGTATGCCGACTGTGAAGGTGAAGACGGGTAATGGAATTACTTACATCATTATTTATAGTTGTAGTACAACTTGCAATTTTTTCGATGTATATAACTTCCATAATCGAAGTTATAAAAGGCATCACCACTTTAGGTATTTGGGGAGCTATAAAGTGCTTATGGAACAATGTAATTCGCGGAATGAAGATAGATTCTGCTACATTTCCGATATTAAATTTTGTAATAGCGATGATTTGTTGCTGGGCTTTTAATATCACTATTATGTCATATTTATTTTCTAATATGATGCAGATTCAACAAGCGGGGGCAACAGCAACTCAGTTATTATTTGCTAAATGGTTAGATTATTTCGGTACGGCGAGTTTAACTTATTTAGGAAGTGATAAATTATATAAAAAGTTTATTGAAATAAAAGAGCAGGCTACAACTGCTAAACCATAAGGTTTCGGGGTATTCGTTCAGCGGCCAAGGATGCTGCACTGTCACTGCAGAGATCACGGGTTCGAATCCCGTATGCCCCGCTATGAAACATCAACGTGTACGTGATATACAAAAGATATTAAATCGTAAGCGAATGTGGGATAAGTTTCGATGGGGTTATAATAACCAACCACATAGATTATTTAAGCATCATTGGTTGAAAGACGGTTGTAGTCATTGTCAGTATGAGCAGTATTTAAAATATCATCAACATAGAATACAACGGTTATTAGACAAGAAAGTAATAGAAGAACAATTAATGGAGCTATAGCGTAGCCGGCTATTGCGCGTTGGTCTGAAAAACCAAAGGCTTGGGTTCGACTCCCGATGGCTCCACAAATACGACGCCAAGGTCAGCAGGTAGCACGCCGCGATTCTTATAAATTCGTATAGCAGGGTTCGAGTCCCTGGGCGTCGACATGAAAACGTTATATAAACAAATAAAGATACAGTACAAAGATGGCACATTTGAAATGTGTTGGATTCCTGAAAGGTTTGCTTCGGTTGGTAGAAGGATTCTTATCGGTAAACACAAAGGTACTGGAAACTTAGGAACTGTATTAGAAGTTTATGCCGGACAATTATCAAAAGAAGAAGTTCAGATAAACCAGGAATTTCCATTATGGAAGTTACAGACATATGAGATAGTGGAAGACGTAAATAAGTTTTATTCCGAGATAGCAAAGGGGTAATGCATCGAGCTGTTAACTCGACTATCGGGGGTTCGAATCCCTCTCTCGGAGCAATGTGGGTCGTTAGATGATGGTTATCGGTTAAGCATATTACATCAAATAATACAATAGTTGGTTCAATCCCAACCGAACGAAAGTTCGAAGCTAATAAAAACACCGTTATCGCCTTCTTACCCACATTGCTGACATAGCTCAGTTGGTAGAGCACTTCCTTGGTAAGGAAGAGGTCTTGAGTTCAAACCTCAATGTCAGCTCAATATCACGATTATTTGCACAACATATGATGCAATTAACGAACGGAGCGAACAGGTAGACTGCTAATCACACCTGTGACGGAGACTAATGACAATAGCAGAAAGGTCAGATCGGGTCGTGATATAACGCGCGTGTTGAGCAATTGGCTGGCTCGCCCGCCTGTAGAGCGGGTCCTTCGGGCTTGGGGGTTCGAATCCCTCCTCGCGCACTATGGAAAATAGTTATAGATTTTTCTGTAATACGGATTGTAAATATTATCCGTGTCATAATTTATATGATATAAATTGTTTGTTTTGCTATTGTCCTTTGTATACATATGATTGTGGTGGAAACTTCATCATAACGAAGGGCAAAAAAGATTGTACAAATTGTACAATACCACATGAAGATTATGATTATGTAATTAATTTCTTAAAAACGGCGATAGTAGCTTAATGGTAAAGCGCTCGGTTGTGGCCCGAGTGAGTGCGCGTTCGAGTCGCGTCTACCGCCCATGCCTTATAAGAATAAAAAGATCCAATTGAAGTATCAAAGAAATTGGATACAAAAACGGCGAAAACTTTATTTTAAAAATAAACATTGCGCCAAATGCGGTTCTACAAAAAGATTAGAAATAGACCATATAGATTCTAAAACAAAAATTTCTAATCATGTTTGGTCTTGGTCATTAAAACGTAGAATTCAAGAATTAGAAAAATGTCAAATTTTATGTTATATTTGTCATAAAAAGAAACATGCAACTACACATGGTAATTTTCGTATGTATCATTATTATAAATGCAGATGTAAAAAATGTGTAACTCATGAAAGTGCCGCAAGAAAACAATTTCCATCGCGTTCAACAGAGGCGCGAAGACTTGAAAGAATTCGTTCGAAAGGAAAATAAAAAATGGAAGCGTTATTAATAGAATTACAAGCAGGTGAAGGTGGAGACGATGCAAAGTTGCTCGTCGAAGACCAATTAGGTGTTTATATAAAAGCAGCCGTTAAAAACGGACTTTGACGCATCCATAGTTGATATAGGAAATGGATTCGCTTCAATTCGTATAAGCGGATCAGGAACAAGAAGACTTTTTTCAGCGGAAAGCGGTGCACATCAATGGCATCGGATTCCACCAACAGAAGCAAGAGGTCGTGTACATACTTCTGTTGTAATGGTAGCTGTGTTAGAACTTCTGGAAGCACCGGAAGTTGTAGTATCTCGCAGTGATGTCGAGGAGACAACCACAAAAGGAAGTGGCCCCGGGGGACAACACAGAAACAAGGTCGAGACAGTAGTTGTATTAAAACATAAATCTGGTATTGTGGTACGATGCGGTTCAGAGCGATCACAACATCAAAATAAACAGTTGGCTTACGAAATTCTATACTCCAAACTTAAACGAAATTTGGATGTCAGATTTCAAAAGCAACTCGCCCAAGACAAAAAAGAAAAAATGGGATCTGGACATAGAGCAGAAAAGGTTCGTACATACATGATCAAACATAATCTATGGATTGATCATCGGAATGGTGAACGTAAAGATCTCAAGTCTTGGATGAAGGGAAAATGGTAAGATATAGACGAATTATATTAAGCCGTTCGTTATTTGACATATTAGTGTGAAGTATATTCGATATAATATTGCGCATGGCTTGCCCAGCAATGTATTATACATATGACACACAAACTTCTCTAAAGCGTCTGGGGCCTATTATCTTCATAATTATATAGGTGACGGGCGGATCGTTACTCCGAACTCCCTACCAGAAGAGAAGAATGGGCGCTTAGCTTAGCTGGTTGAAAGCGTCGGTCCTACAAACCGAAGATCCACGGTTCGAACCCGTGAGTGCCCACTATGGTTACAGAGATACATGGTAAAGATAAAACTAAACTGGGGTTATCCCCGGCGGTACTATTAATAAATCCTAAAGAGCCTCGCAATGTAGGTGCATGTGTAAGAGCGGCGTCGTGTTTTGGATTTAAACAAGTTTGGTACACAGGTAATCGTGTATCTCTTACGCCTACTAAAAAATATCGACTTCCCCGAGAAGAACGAATGAAAGGATACGCTGAAGTAGAACTCAGGCAATTTGATTATCCATTTGAACAATTTGAAAAAGACGTAGTTACTGTTGCAATTGAGGTTAGGGAAAACGCAGAAAATTTAATTGAATTTGAACATCCAGAAAAAGCATTATATGTATTTGGTCCAGAAGATGGCGGATTAGAAAGGGTAGTGACACAACACTGCCATAGATTTGTAATTATTCCTGCCCGTCATTGCACAAATTTAGCAGCAGCTGTGTACATCACTTTATATGATCGATATGCTAAACGTGTCAAAGCCGGACTCGAAGAATTATATAATGTGGGAGAAAACGAAGATCGTGGTTATTCGGAGTGTAGCGTAGTTGGCTAACGCACATGCTTTGGGAGCATGGGATCGCAGGTTCGAATCCTGTCACTCCGACAATAGATAACAAAAGTTAAACTACAAATAAAAGGAATTTTTTGATCTATTTCCCAGTATCCACCATAGATGCAGAATCAAAAATTAAAATTCTCGAAATAACAATACCTACAAACAATAACTTAAGTTTTCGAGAACGAGATGACACGAAGAATAATTTAATAGAAGTTGGAAAAGATTGGGCTTTTTATTCTTCAAATTTAGGTCATACTGAACAATTAGGAAGAGGATATAGACATTTAAGCGGTGCTGCCATGGTTGACAAACAAATAGGAGAAGATGATTGTCAATATATGCAACAAAGTTTATGCCGCACATTGATATTTGGTCCACGATGTAATAGACATTTGGAACAAAGAGTTAGATTATATAGTGAAAGAAAAGATAATCCTTATACAGATTTCCATGAGGAATATTATGTGCAAACTATTAAATGCTTTCTTATGAAAGACATAGTTTCAGCTGTTGAAGAAGGTAAGGCTTTGGGTAGAAAAGTAAGTGTTACCGCACTACTTCGTGAATTTTATAATTTTAAAGACAGACTACGAGTAGCTTCATGGTGGGTAAAACATTTTTTAAACGAAGAATATATGGTGCTAAAAAAAGAAAAAAGTGTACAAACAAAAATGTTAATTATGACAGACATGCCCAAGCAAATAATTTCTGCAACGGATTTACTTTTAAATGTTTCTATTTTTGATCGATTAGAAAATTTGTATCCTGGGAATTTGTTAATAATTAAACTCACTGGTACTGATAAACCTTTTTGTAAAAAAACATTTAATAGTAAAAAGATAGAAGGAATAAATAAAAAAGGTGAAATTATAAAAAAACCTTTAATAGCAAGCGGAGAAGGAGAAATCTGTTTTCACGTAGATATTATTGCAAGAGTTTTGTTGCAATTAAAAGAACAAAAATATTTTGATATATTTGGAATATAGGTTAGTTTAGTACTCTTAAAGTAGTAATCGGAATATAGGCCAATGGCTAAGCCGCCAGTTTCGGGAACTGGAGATTGTGGGTTCGACTCTCACTATTCCGACCAAGGCACCACATATCGAGCTATTTTCATTCAATAAGGAGAAAATATGTTCAGTATAATCAAACGCGATTTAGCATCAGATCTCGAAGTCATGGCTCGAGATTTTCAGGAACAAATAAGTAGACTGGCAAATCTGGATTTATGTTTTGAATCAGTTGGCCGTTCGTTTCCTAAAGTAAATATATCTGAAACCGACAAAGCGTATGTCATTGAGGCTGCGCTTCCGGGATATAAAAAAGATCAAATTAAAATTGAAGTGACGGAAGATGATGGACATCGATATTTGAGTCTCAAAGGTGAAAGATCCGGAAAGTCTTCAAATAAAGATTCTCGTTACTTATCGCAAGAAGTACATTTTTCATCATTTCATAGATCTTGGACTCTTCCTGCCACGGTAGACGTAGATACCATTAAAACCAGCATGGAAGACGGAATTCTCACAATTGAGGTTCCGAAAAATGATCCAAAAATAGCAAAGAAAGAAATCAAAATAAACTAAGCCACGATATCGTGGTGCCTTCAAGTATGGGAATAGAAATAGAAAGAAAATTTTTAGTGGATCCAAATATAGATCCAGCTTTATTAGATTATACTGAGGTTATACATGAACAGCAGGGATATACAGTTTCGGGAATTCGTTTTGCGCGTTATCATAAAATATTTAAAAGGGAAGTTATTTATAAAATTAATTATAAAACTGGTTTTGGACGAGTTCGTAATGAATATCAGGGATCTATATCAAAAGATGTATTTGATGGAATTTGGCCACTTACATTTGGAAAACGTATCGAGAAGCTACGTTATATTATTCCTTTAGTTAATAATTTTGAGTTAGAACTTGATTTATATCTTCATGCAAATAAATTGCCTATGATGACCGCTGAAGTAGAATTTAAAAATGAATCCGATGAAGAACGATTCGAAGAAAGTTTCCTCCCAAAATATTTAATTGAAGAAGTAACCGGGGAGGAAGAATATTTAAATATAAAATTAGCTTGTTAGTTTTAATTAAATCACAATATTTCTCACTTTACACATAATATTTTATATGACAAAAAACTTTTTGAAAGCAGTGTTATCGCAAATTAAAACAGGTTATTTTAAAAATCCAATAACCTCGGAAACAATAGCAGAACGGTTAAAACTTCCGGGCCATCGCCCAGAAAAGAAGGTTATCCTCGCGGTTAATAAATTACGAAAAACTAATCCATTAATTGGAAGTAAATCAGATGGCTATTATTATGTAAGAACTTCTAAACAATTAGAACCTACTATAGCCATGTTAACCCAAAAACAAGCTGGGATGGAACAAACACTGGAATTAATAACTTCCGCGCATGTTCGATTATCAGGTTATGAAGAAAAAAGAAAATTAGCTCGGCAAACTATAGCTTTTTCCGTACCTAAAACTAAGTTAAAAATTGGTTAATATTTATTAAGCTCTCGTCAATCTAATGGATAAGCGCACGCCTTCTAAGCGTCGCAATACGGGTTCGACTCCCGTCGAGAGTTCTATGAAACTACATTTAATAGGCGATGTTCATGGTTTATATACAGAACATTATTTGCCAATGATCAAACAAATTGGAGAAGAATCCTCCTTACAACTCGGTGATATGGCACATGGTTTCCCAGGCACATTATTACCTGAACTTCCTAAACAACATCGATTTATACGAGGTAATCATGATAATCCTGAATTATGTCGTAAGCATCCTAATTATTTGGGGGATTTTGGTTATATAGAAGAATGGGATTTATTTTATTTAAGCGGTGCTTTATCAGTTGATAAAGAATACCGTATTGAAGGCAAAAGTTGGTGGGACGAAGAAGAATTATATTTACGTGAAGCCAATGCAGCTTTAAATCTTTATATGGAAAAGAAGCCTCGCATAGTACTATCACATGATTGTCCGGAAATAGCAAAAATAAGCTTATTAACATACTTGGGAGGAAGTTCTAATATCCCTTCTCGAACTAATCAGTTGTTGCAGGCTATGTTCGAATTCCATCAACCATCAATGTGGTATTTTGCACATTATCATACTTCAAGAAAATTCAGAATAAAAAATACTTATTTTCAATGCTTAACTGAAATGGAGCACACAATAATAGATGTCTAAATCCCTTTGGACGATTCTTGTACCGACTAAACATGCCGATACAAATAAACTGATCCGGGTGCGGTTTCACAGGGTGTGGGACGAAAAAGTTCGCGAGATTACTGGTGGACTAACAATCCTGCATCCTGCCAAAGGGCAGTGGATTAGTCCCGGCGGTGAGTTCTTTGCTGAACGAATGATACCTGTGCAACTCATATGTACAGAACCGGAAATGCGATTAATTGCTATGATGACAGGTATGTATTATAATCAACAAGCGGTTATGTATTATAAGGTATCTGATGATGTTCATATTATGAAAATAAAATAATGTAGGGACAGCTCGATTGGTCGAGTTCTGCGCTGATATCGCAGCGGCTGTGGGTTCAAGTCCCACTCCCTACACTTGCTTTTCTCGAACTAATTGCGTATATTATATCTCAAGGAGATATATTTATGCATACAAGTTTGAGACAGCAAATAATTACTTTATTACGAAAAGGAAAAACATACAATCAAATTTGTACAAAGTTAAAATGTGCAAATTCTACAATAGCATATCATAGTAAAAAGAGTGGTATAAAATCTATTCATAAAGTAGAACCCATATCCAAAGAATTAAAAAATAAATTAAAAGATTTTTATAAAACTCACACTATAGTAGAAACAACTAAGAAATTTAAGGTTTCGAAACCAACAATTATTCGATATTGTCCTAATAAAAGAATACTTCTTACTCCAGAAGAACGACAAAGGAGACAATATCTTTACATTAAGCAACACCGAGCAAGAAAGAAAGAATGGGCCGTTAAATATAAAGGCGGTAAATGCAAACTTTGTGGATATTCAAAAAATATCTGTGCTTTGGATTTTCATCATCTGGATAAAAACAAAAAGAAATTTAATATTGCTGGTACACGATATTATTTATCTATTAAAGCATTAAAAAAAGAATTAGACAAATGTATATTAGTGTGTGCGAATTGCCACAGAGAGTTACATAATACATAAGCGCTTGAAGCTTTGCTGGCGAAGCAATAGGCCTTTAACCTATAGAGGCGGGTTCAATCCCCGACGGGCGCACTATGGAAAAGAAAATAACTAAAAAACAAATCATTTCTATAAAGAAAAAAAGAGATGAAATCATTAAAAAACAAAAAGAAGCCGCAAAGAAAAACAAACCCTGCGGTTGTTGCTAAAGCTAAATTATTCTTAGCACTTTATATTAGATTTTTAAAAGAATATTTTAAATGGAGTGATAAGACTAAACGTTCTTATGGTTGGAAACCTGGACGTGAATTTGATTCCATTAATTTAAAGAAAGTTCATTACAATAAATTAGTAGAATGGAATAACCTATTAAGAGCGTTAGAAAAACATTTAGGATTAACACCGAAACAAATTAAAGAGATAGAACAAAAGATTGACAACGGGGAGTGGTGAAATGGCAGACACACTCGGCTTAAGACCGAACGCGAAAGCATGAGGGTTCGACTCCCTCCTTCCCGACTTATGAAAAAATTAAAAAAGTACATAGATTGTTATAATAAAAAACGACGTGAACGAAGGAAAAATTTCTTTAAGGATAAAATATGTGAGTTCTGTTCTGGTACGGATCATCTTGAATTAGATCATCGAGTACCATCCAAAAAAATAGATCATAAAATTTGGACTTGGTCAGAAAAAAATCTATTGAAAGAAATAAAGAAATGTCGCATATTATGTAGACATTGCCACAGATTAAGACACTTGTCATCTCGTAGATCAAAACATGGTACATGCGGACGTTATACGCGATACAGTTGTAGATGTAAAAAATGTTGTGCTGCAAAAGCACAGGATAATAGAAAGTATCGTCTTAAAAAACGATCTCAGGAAAACAGCACATTAAGTGCTCCTGTTCAGAAACAAGAAACAAATAAAGGAACAACCCCTCATGGAAAAGGGAACAGTAAAATGGTTTAATAATGCCAAGGGTTATGGTTTCATAACTCGCTCCACCGGTGAAGATGTTTTTGTACATTACAAAGCAATCACAGGTGATGGATACAAATCACTTAACGACAACGATGCAGTTGAATTCGATGTCGAACAAGGTCCAAAAGGCCTTCAGGCTGTAAATGTTACAAAAGCAACGGCGTAACACAGCGGTGGAGGAGTAATCCTCCACTATTCGCCTATTGGTGCAACTGGATAGACACTGCCGTTTCAGAAACGGTATACATTAAGGGTTCGAGTCCCTTATAGGCGACTAATATGTATAAAAAAATAACAAATGAAGAACAACTGAAAGATGTTTTAAAAACTTATACTGGTTCAGACAAAGTACCTTATAATTTATTATATTTTTATCGAGGTTCTGGATTTACTAAATATTTTGCATATTCCAGAGGTAAAAATACTTTATTATTTAAAGGTATAAAAGATGAAGAAATAGAATTAGTAGATGTTTATAATAAAATAAAATTAAGTAGTTATAAAAATGGAATAGATGCAAATTTGTTACATAATATAGAAAACATCATTTCATCATCAGTAAAATGGTTAATACATAATTATTATAGTGCACACATAGCTTTTGAAATATTCTCTCAACTATCGGAACAACAAATTATAGATATAATGAAATTAGGATTTTCGGAAATGTGTGATTATGATGGTACATCAATTAACTTTGTAATATCATGAACTGGATAGAATACTTTTTTAAAATAGTTGATGTAATAAAACTAAAATCAAAAGATACATCCACGAAAGTAGGATGTATAATTGTTGGCCCTAATAATGAAATAATATCTACCGGATTTAATGGATTGCCAAGAGGTGTAATGGAAACGGAACATCGTACTGAGCAGAGACCAACAAAATATTTTTATACAGAACACGCTGAACGGAATGCTATTTATTTAGCAGCTCGACGAGGAGTACCGATTGATGGTGCAAGTATGTACATACAATGGTTCCCTTGCGCAGATTGTGCAAGAGCTATTATACAATCTGGGATAAAAAGTGTTTATATAGATAAAAATTATTATGATCCTAAATCACCAACTGCCGCAGATAAACGTTGGAAAGATAGTTTTGATGCTTCATTGGCTATGTTAAATGAGGCCAATATAAAAATAATTATTATATGACTACAGCTTGTAATCATTTATCGGAACTATTAAAAATTCAAGAAGATATAATTAAAAGGAATCTCGATACACATAAATGGCTTAAACATATTCCGGATAAAGAACAAGGAATGACAGACTTTATAGAAACCTATGGGTGGATAATGAGGGAAATGTATTGTGGTCATATGTGTGTAAACAGAGATACTTGTTTAATAGCAAAAGAATTTATACCTGGGCCTCCTGGTGGAACTGGCGAGACACGCTGCGTTTAGGGCGCAGAGCTTAATTGCATGAGGGTTCGAGTCCCTCGGAGGCTACAGCGCGCTCATGGCGAAATTGGTAGACGCACTCGCCCCAAAAGCGAACGGAGAAATTCGTGTCGGTTCGAGTCCGACTGAGCGTACATTTAGGAGAATAATATGGAAACTGAATACGATTTTGAATTAGATTCGCACGACAAAAGCCTTTTGGCTGGAATTATTATAAGTATTGCAGTTGTCGGATTAGGATTACTCTTATTTCATAAACATAAACGAAAGGTTAAAAATGTTTGAGTTCCTTTTTGCTTTAACCTGGCTTGGCTGGGCTGTTTTTGGTATATTAACAATATTTCTTATAGCTCTTGTGGATCATGATGAATGGCCATGGACTACGGTTTGTTTTATTCTTTTCCTCGGAGCATTATGGTACTTTGTACCTGCAGTAGCTATACTTATTACAGATCCAATGTTATTAATGTGGTATGCGTTGATATATGTAGGTATTGGAGTTATATGGTCGTTTATTAAATGGCTTTTATTTGTTTATCATGAAAAAGAACATAAACGTCCAATGCCTAAAGCAAAAGACAACAAATCAGAAATTGTTGGTTGGATGGTTTATTGGCCATGGTCTGCTTTCTGGACTATACTAAATGATCCTATTCGTCGTTTTTATAAAATGTTGGTGAGATTATTAGAAAAAATGTACGATAAAATAGCCGAAGCGGTTTATTATTAATTTAAGGTCGCTGACATAGCTCAACTGGCAGAGCAACTGTTTCGTAAACAGTAGGTTCCGAGTTCGATTCTCGGTGTTAGCTCTATGGCAGAAATAAAATTACCCATCGAAAATACGAAATTATATGGACTACGTAGTTATTCAAAATTGAGTCCTAAAGGTTACATATATACTCGTGTATATATTAAAGAAAAGCAACGAGACAAAGCTGCTGAATTAAGTAAACCAAATGTAACACCTCCTCGTGTATTAGAAACTTTTGAATTATTAATACAAAATATAAAAGAACTATAAGGAGACATTAATGACACGTGTAGATTTATTGCTTGATCCTAAAAGTAATAAAACAAATATATTTCAATGTTTAATTCCTGACGAATTTGCAGTAGTAGGAACAGAAATAAATGTTAAACTTGATGAAGACATGAGGGAAGCTAAAGTATATAACGTATTGCCTCCTTTGCCAAGACTTAAACTTACGCACCCATAACTTAACAGGTAGAGTGCCGGTCTCTTAAACCGGAGGTTGGGGGTTCAATTCCCTCTGGGTGCACTTAACTCACCAAATATCAATAATCTCAAAAGGATAAACATATGGCAGAAGATGTTCTTCTGAATAGTCCTAGTGAAGCTTTAATTACCATCTCTGATACGCGCTCGATTGTGAATTGGGATGACAATAAAAAGAAAGAATTTATATTAACTTTTAAACAACGTACAGATGTTGCATTATTCATATTAGAAGCAACTGCAGAACAGATACGTTCGAAGGCAGAAAGCAGACGTTTTATAAGTTACAAACATCGTAATATGATACAAGAGGTTTGTCCACATTACTTTACAAGCGGTGGGCATTATTATAATGATGTGTCTGGAAGATCTGCCCAAGAACTTCGTCGTATAGCTGAAGAACGCGCTGACGAAATTATTAAAAAGCTTCCATCAATTAATACAGCTGTAAAGATTATTGATGCAGCGACTTTTGCTCTTATTGAAAAGCATACTGCTTTACAAGAAGAACTTCAAAAGAAAAAAGATAAGTTATATGAATTAGCTGATGAAATTAATCTTAATGATTTAAACCAAGATATGACCATTGGTACTTTTCGTAGAATGGTAAAGAAGTTAGAATCTGATAGAGAGAAATTAATTGCTGAAGTCACGTCGGAAGGTAAAGAACTTCAGGAATTAGATATTACTATTTCTAAAAAGTTATATGCCGGAATTCCTGGTATATCAGAAGCTATTGTTAAAGTTATTAACGAGCATTATGAGCGCATCACCGCTTTACAGGCTATGACACGCCGTGTTGAAGAGCATATTAATTTTGGTGATAGTAAGGAAGCATTAGACATGCTTTCACATTTTGAGAAAGATGAAGTTACCGTTTCTGATACAATAAAAGCTGAATTTGATGCTGCATTGGATAAATTGAAATTATCCAAAGTTAAGAAACTGTCGGCTAAAAAGAAATGAACAAGAAATGGTATTATTTAAATGGGGACGTTTTATCTGGTATTAGAACAATTAAAATTCAAAGTAATAGCTTAGATTATGAATATCGGGCACCATTCCATATAACTAAAGGTGGAAATGTTAAAGCTTTTTCATATAATATTGTACATCCAAACCATAATGATCCAGATGGTGTGTATAATGACCTCAAAGCCAGTTGGCCGGCAGAGTTAGTATTAGCCTTACATGAAATACGAATAATTATATAAAGGACAGAAAATGAAAACTTCTGGTTTGTACACTGATAAATATCAATTAGTTATGGCTCACGGTCTTTATCAAACAGATAAAGCTTTTTTGCCTGTAACATTTGATTATTTTTTTAGACGTAATCCATTTAACGGAGGTTATACAATATTTGCTGGTTTAGGTGAATTATTGGAAGTATTGGATAAATGGGAGTTTTCTGAAGATGACGCCAATTATCTATTTCGATTAGGAAATTTTAGACCGGGCTTCTTATGTGCTTTACGAGATTTTAAATTCAAAGGGACAATATATTCAGTACGTGAAGGTGAAATTATATTTCCTAATGAACCAGTAATACGTGTCGAAGGTAATTGGATGGAATGTCAATTACTGGAGACACTATTATTGAACATCATAAACTTTCAATCACTGATTGCTACAAAAACTGCACGCATACGACAAGTTGCTGGTTCTAAAACAATCATCGACATGGGCCTAAGACGAGCACAAGGATTAGGTTCTATGTATGCGAGTAAAGCGGCGATAATTGGTGGAGCTAATGGAACATCACATGTATTAGCTGCAAAAGAATATGGATTGAATGTATTAGGCACGATGGCACATTCATGGATTCAGGGACATGATAGTGAACTTCAAGCATTTAGAGCATTTGCCGAAGTTTATCCCGATGATTCAACTTTGTTGGTTGATACTTTTAATACACTAAAAAGTGGAGTTCCAAATGCAATTATAGTTGCAAAAGAACTTGCAAAAAAAGGACATAAACTACAAGGTATACGTTTAGATAGTGGCGATTTGGCATATCTAAGTAAACAAGCTCGAAAGATGCTTGACTACGAAGGATTACAATATGTTAAAATTGTTGCATCTAATCAATTAGACGAACATGTTATACAAAGTCTTGAGCAACAAAAAGCACCTATAGATATTTATGGTGTAGGTACTAACCTTGCAGTTGGTGCTCCTGATGGTGCTCTTGATGGAGTATATAAATTATCTTCTTGTGACCACCAACCAAAGATGAAGTTTTCAGATAATCCAATAAAAATGTCACTTCCCGGCCCGAAGGATATTTATCGTTTTTATAATGACGATGGTACTTTTTATGCTGATGGTTTGACATGTGCTGGATTACCTTATCCTGATATTATAATTGACCCAACGTTTACTGACAAAAGCAGTTATGTTTGGAAATTAAAAAACGAACCATTGCTTATAAAAGCTGTGGAGAATGGAAAGTTAACTACTAACATTCCAAATGCAAAAGTTAGTTCCATTTACGCAGAATCAAGATTACAGAAATTAAATGAGGAAACAAAGAGATTTGAAAATCCTCATATTTACAAAATTGGTATTAGTAAATCCCTTCTCAAATTACGAGAAGATTTTATTAAAGCTTATAAAGTTTAACGAGCCGGTCGGTATATCGTTATCGTATTCTAAACGAGAGGTCGTAAAGTCCGAATCTTTACTCTCCGGGCCAAGTATAATTTTCCGGAGATAGCTCAGTGGTAGAGCGCTAAAACACGGTATCCAAATTTTTGCTCGTTATTTATTTTGATGAGGCCGTAGTACATTGTTCTCAATTCAAAACTCCCCGAGCAGGTTCAACTCTCTGCCGTCGCCACAAAGTGCGACGTAGACTAACGGTAGGTCAGGAGTCCCAGAAACGGTGTGCGATTATTTGCCTCATTTTTACAGGGCGTTATGGTAGTACGGTGAGCCGGCCGATCTCCAAAATCGTGCAGAGGGAATTCGAATTTCCCACGCCCTGCCATGAAAAAATTTCTTCTTTATATCACAAACAATGAAAAAGAATCAAGACACGAAGAATTATTTGATATTGTATTCTTTATTGTCACTACGTTGGCTTTAGTTATTGGAATAATTGTTTTAATTAGTGTTAATGAACCTCAATGGATTGCATTTTTAATAATTGAATATATATGGGCGTTAGATAATATAAGACATAATAGACCATGAGTTTAAAAGATCAAATCGATGAACCACTGTTAAAATCAGTGATGGCAATTAATTTATTAGGTGCAACTACAGTTTGGACTTGTTGTGGTTATGATTATCCAGGCCAACCTGAAGATAAAAAACATCTTTATGGCACTTGGCAAATCCATTTATTAGCAAATGATACTGCAGCTACGGTTGGAGTTAATATTATTAGAAATGTGCCAGGTATAAAAATGTTTGCAGGACATCTTACAGGTATTCCTGTTATACATCTTACTATTAATTTCAGAGATATAGGGCTTCCGGAATGCTGGCAAGAATATAAAAATAATCAACACGCGCATGAGATGGGATCTATGTACTCATCTAATTTAGAAAGATACCTATTAAATTTGAAGAAAGATGTGTTTAAAGAAGTAGTTGCGATTGAAGATACCAATGAAAAAGTTAAAAAAATTTTTAAACATTGGGCACATCCTATATCGGAAGCGTGGGTTATTACTCGTGAGGATTTATTTAAATAATGTTAAAATCAAAATGCTGCAAAGCAAAAATCATACATAAAATGTGGGATGATATTTGTAGTAATTGCAGAAAAATTTTAGGAAGTAAAGATATACTTATTTATGTCAGGTTACCCAAGAGGTCTAAGGGAGTAGTCTGCAAAACTACTATTCGTCGGTTCGAATCCGACACTTGACTCTATGAATAATACAATACATCCTATGGAATGGTTACACCATGAATTAGTAGTTACGCACGGCGTTGAATCCTCACTTATACAAGATACAGCAGATATTATTAAAGATTTAGGATTGGATTCATTAGACATGGTTGAACTTATTATGAGTGCAGAACATTTCTATGAAATACAAATCCCCGACGAAGATGCTGAAAAACTTAGGACAATTAATGAGTGTGTTGTTTATTTAGGAAGAAAAGTTAATCCGATGTTAGTAGTTAAATTTGAGAATAAAAATGAAACCAACTGAAATAGTAGTAATATTAGATAGATCCGGCTCAATGGCCGATTTCGTATCTGATACTGTCGGCGGATATAATGCTTTTATAAAAGATCAAAAACAAATCCCCGATGATGCACGATTAACAACAGTTTTATTCGACACTGAATATGAATACTTTGAAGACGGCGTCGATTTGCAAAAAGCGATAGCTCTTACTGAATTGACTTTTGTACCACGCGGTATGACTGCGTTGCTTGATGCTATAGGTGACACAATTAAAAAAATTGAAGAACGACAACCTGACCGAGTTGTAATTGCCATTATCACAGATGGTCAAGAGAATTCCAGTCATAGATTTACTAAAGATGCGATCAAAGAAATGATTTCGGCAAAAACAGCAGCAGGCTGGCAAATTAATTTCTTGTCTGCAAATATAGACGCAGTACAAGATGCTGTGCACGCTTATGGAGTGAGATCAGCAAACACAAAACATTTTATGCCTACAAGTGCAGGATTTACAGATGCTTATTTATCGATGAATGTAGGTACGACTAATTATCGTACACAAAAAATTAAGGACAAAGACGACAAATAAGTCGTCATGCGGGTATCGCCTAGTTGGTATGGCACCATCCTTCCAAGCTGGAATAAGGTGGGTTCGAGACCCACTACCCGCTCAACTAAATAACTATATAAGGAGTATTATTCATGAGTAAAGTTTGTGTATATCCATGGTATCATTCTTACCTTGAAGAGAACGTAATTAAAAGTTGTGGATACCCCAGTAACGAACCGTTTGAAGGAGATCCTTTCGAAGTGTTAAAAAAACTTTACACATTCGGCGGTGTTAGTGTCGCTTTAATTAAAAATGGTGATGAAACTAATGGATATCTCATAATGGTGTGCGACTCAACTCGATTTGGACAACGATGATATTATTTGTAGATGATATGAAAAAACCTTCATGGTATGGAATAAACATGTATAATGTACATCATGCAACTACTTATGAAGATGCAAAATATTTTATGGATCGTAATATATATGACATGATATATCTTGATCACGATTTGGGATCAATCAGTGCAGATGGTTCGAATTTATTACAATATTATATACAACTTCGTAGACAAAAATCATTTAAAGTAGTTTGTATATCTTGGAATCCAATAGGTATAGAACGTATAAAAGCAGTATGTGAAGAATATAATATACCATTTGAATTAGCAAATCACGACAATGTTCCAACCATAAAAGGACAAAATGGGTAGATCGATTCTACATCGTATAAGCGAAGAACAGAAAGCAACTGCTATTTATGATGAACGTTTAAAAGTGTATAAAGTACAAAAATCATCGCACAGTAAAAAAATTTCTGGTAAAGATTTAATTTGTCTACTTCCATTAGTAGATGAATTTAAAACTTACTTTATTAGAAGCCCGGATTCTTGGAAATGTACAACTTACAACAGGGATCGGCAAAAAATTAGTCTAATTAAACATTTATTTTTTCTCTATAAAGTGCCAGAAATGTTTATAAATTTATTTATAAGACAAGATCTATATTATAGCACTTTACGTATCTGGTCTATTATGTTAGGACAAGGCAACTCATTAAAAGAAAAAGTAAAAGGCATATTTACTGCTAAGGAATTACATTTCTTTTTAAATGGTCCATATTCTTCTATTAATTTTAATGCGTGGTATGCAAAATGTGCCGCACAAAAATGGCCAAACAGTCTTATTATATTTTTTATAAAAGCCCTAAATTATCCGTTTGTTTTTAATTCACAAAATCGATCCATGCAGTACTGGAATAACGTTATTCAATTTTTTAGTCGATATTTGGATAGTTTAGATAAAGATACTTTAATAGAACTTCTTGATTATTTAAAATTTTCTGAAAATGGTGGTTTCAGCTTTGAGGGAAGAACCTTGGCATCGATTATTAGATTATCCAATGAATGGCATACTGGAAGACAAGTTTCAAATAACTGTTATATAAAAAACCAATGGACTCCTATGGGCATACCATGTTGGAGACATTATGATAAACTTAATAAATTACATTGGTCAATTATACAACTTACTACCGGTAAAGAGCTTGCTTATGAAAGTAAAATTCAAAAACACTGTGTTTGGTCTTATGCAGATGCATGTACAAAAGGACGGAGTCGAATTTTTACTCTTCATAGTATAGATGAGAAAGGTGATGAAAGAAAACATATTACAATCGAGGTTGATCCAGTAACTCGATGGATAAAACAAAAACGTGGAAAACTTAATCGCCTGCCCAATACATTGGAATTAAATGTAATCTCTAAATGGGCAACAGAAAATAAACTGGGCAAATAGGCGGTTGTCGCATAGTGGTCAAGTGCACTACATTGCCAATGTAGAATTCGTGGGTTCAAATCCCACCAACCGCTCTATGATTCAAATATTATATGTATTCGCAGCTGCCTTTATACTTGGGTTTGTTTACTCACTTTATATACGACGCACAGCATTAGCTACAAAATTAAGCGAGCGCGCCATTGCTGCATCATCGGGTTCTATATTATATGTATTTGGCGCTGTTGTGGTAATATCATATGTTGGAAACCCTTGGATGCTAATACCCGCAATTATGGGTGATTGGTTAGGATCATTTCTTCAAATGACTTTAGATCAAAATAAGCACTTATAGTCTAATTGGATAAAACAACGCCGTCCTAAGGCGAGGAGTTTGGGTTCGAGTCCCAATAAGTGCACTTATACTTACCAATATAAAGGAATTATGAATAAACCAAAACAATGGATAGCGTCAAAAGGTATTTATCATTATTCAGAAATACCTGATGTTTTTAAAGCACTTCCATCATATGTATATGAATTACAATTTGATGCTTTTGCTGGATGTTTTGTATTAGAAAAAATCTGTGATAAATTTGCATTACCAGAAGTTATGTATAATCTGGAAAATGATCTTATAGAAAGAATTCTTAAAACTTTTAAAGGTTATAATAAAAACTTCGGTGTCTTACTAAAAGGATTAAAAGGTACTGGAAAGACTATAGCTGCTAAAGTTATTTGTAATACATTAGAATTACCAGTAATTTTAGTTACCAAACCATGGAACGATATGGGTAACTTTATTAGCAGCATTCAACAAGACATTATAATGTTATTTGATGAGTTTGAGAAAACATATAATTTCGGATATTATAATGACGATGACGAAGCACATGCACAATTGCAAGCAAATAATCCTGCGATAGGATCTAAAGATGTGACTAATCTTTTAACACTTATGGACGGTGTTTTCACTTCTCAATATAAAAGATTATTTTTGTTAACAACAAATAAAGATTATTTGCCTGATCCTTTAGTTGCAAGGCCTTCTCGTATACGCTATATAAAAGAATTTAGTGATTTACCGTTGCCGGTTATCTTACAAATATTAGAAGATACAGTAACAAATAAAAAATTAATTCCGGATCTTATAAGTCTATTAAAAGGATTAGAAATTTTAACTGTTGATATAGTAAAGGCGATTGCAGAAGAAGCAAATTTATTTAATACCGCGGACCCAGATTTCTTTACCATATTTAATGTTAAACGTATACAAAATCATTATGATATATATGAATTAGATGCCAGAGGCAAAGAACAAGTTCTAATAGAAAATATGAGTATAAATATTACTGATTTACGTAATGGCAGACATCTATATGGGGAAGATCAGGAATATTTTGCTACTATTCAAAAATGCGATCATGAGGCTAAAACTTTAATTGTGGTTGACCAACAGGCAAACCAAGGAACTAAAAGAGCGAAACCAAGATTAGTTCATTATCGGAAAAGTATTACTCCTCATTATTCATTTTCGCATTACTCTCCTGATTTCTAAGAAATTAATTATGCTCTCGTAGTGAAATGGATTATCACGTCAGTCTACGGAACTGATATTAAGGGTTCGAATCCCTTCGAGAGTACTTATGGTATAAGACACTAAAGGAAATTTCCATGATTGAAATAACAACGGAACAAGAGTTTGAAAAAGAAGTTTTATTATCTACAGAGTTAGTATTGGTAGATTTCTGGGCTCCCTGGTGCGGACCTTGTAAAACAACTGCTGCTGCTCTGTCAGAAATAACAAATATTAAAATTGTTAAGATTAATGTAGATGAATTTGATATTCATGATCTTAACATTAGATCTATACCAACAGTTTTATTTTTTAAAGATGGTAAAGAAATACAACGTATTATAGGTGCCGGTAATGTGAAGCAGTATCAAGAATTTATTGATACATTTATGCTCCCGTAGCTCAATGGATTAGAGCAACGCGCTTCGAACGCGTCGGTTGAGAGTTCAAATCTCTCCGGGAGTTCTATGATCAATTACATAGCATATGAAGAGATTGGACCGACAATAATAAATGGTAAAGTAATAAATCTTGATTTAAATTTAAACATCATATTAACAATTTCAAATACATCATTAGAAGGATTGAACAAATTTTTACATGAGTGCAAAAACAACTCTGTATCAAAAGAGTAAAACAGGTAAAATTAAAGTATTAGAGTTTTGGACAGTTGGTGCAAAATTTTATACACGATGGGGTCAGTTAAATGGTAAAATGCAGGAAACATTTAAAGTCTGTGTCGGAATGAATGTTGGTAAAGCAAATGAAACAACTCCTGCGGAACAAGCAAAAGCAGAAATGGCTGCTAAGATAGTGATTAAGAAAAAAGAAGGTTATGATACAAAGATGCCTTCCAAAGATACTACTATCGTACAGACTACAATAAATTTAGATAACATACCTGAATCATTCTGCCCTAATAAACCTATATCAAAAACGCCTAAAACTGTTTTGGACAGTCCTAATACTTATGGGCAAAGAAAGTTTGATGGTCATTGTTTATTCCTTGTAAAGGGGGAAACAACTGAAAAAGTTTATTCAAGACGTATGGAAGATCGCTCAGCGCTCCTCATACTACCGCCTATTAAAGAACGAATGGACCAACTTCCAAAGGGCACATTCTTATTAAATGAATTTACATATTATAGTAATACTACAAAAAAGGAATCACCTCGACATGTTGCACAAGTAGTACGTAAAGACAATGCAGCCGAGGCTTTATCACGTTATGAAGAATTATCGAAAGAAGGGACCTTCTCTTGTATCCCATTCGACGCGTTATTTATCAAAGGAAAATTTATTGGAGATAGAGACTATCTTGAAAGAGCTAAGTTGCTCAAAGATATATCAATCGAAGTTCCTACAATCTACAAGGATTGGAAGAATCATATTAAGTTTGCAGAAAAGGAGAATTGGGAAGGATTTGTGCTTAGGGTTCCGGGCGAGAAGTCGTATATCTCTTACACGATGGATGGAGAAGCACATAGGGCAGGAAGTTATAAGTTCAAGTTTCTCAAAACAGACGACTTCTTTGTCACAGAATGGCTTAAAGGCAAATCAGGAAAACATGCTAATTTTTATGCAAAATTTGCTGTCAGCCAGTTTGATGAAAAAGGGAACAGCATAGATCGAGGATATGTGGGTCCTGGAAAATTAACACATGAAGAATTAGAACAACTTACTAAAGATATTGATTCAGGTAAAATTAAAAAGAACTTTGTGGTTGAAGCCGAATATCAGGATATACAAGATTCTGGCAAACTGCAATTTGGAATAATACAAAGATTACGACCCGATAAAGTTGCTAAAGAATGTGTAGCAGAATAATTAAGGAGAGTGTCCGGATGGTCGAGGGGCCGGTCCTGAAAACCGTGTGCAGCATTGCGTCTGTCTGGGGTTCGAATCCCTAACTCTCCGCTTATGAAAACACAACATATAACTCGAGGAGAATGTCGTAGAGATATTGATAACAATGAGTTAATTTATTCTTTAGATTTCAATGTAAATCTAAAAATTGAAAAATATAATGCAGGTGTTCCCTTACATGTTGGTAAAAAAGCAGCAATTGAAAAAGTTTATAACTACATACAAAGACAACATAAAAATATAAATACATTGTTTATTTTGGCTGAATATGTTGCAAATTGTGACACCGTTATCGTTGGTACAATATTAGCAGCTGTATTAGAAGATTTAGTTTTTGTTTTTGAACATTATTATGATCAACGAGAGTTGATGAGACATTTACATTATGCAAATTATCAAGCAATCAATGGTTCTGGAATATATAACACCAGATGCTTTACAATTGATTGAACGTGCAGGTCGAACCTGCTATAAATCAGAAGACCGCATAACATCAGATTCTGCGGTGAAGTTTATCGAGAAAATAAAACAGTTGGAACACGAATCTGTACTTGAACACGCATATGCGTCGTTTAGAATAATCACAGATCGTGGAGTAACACATGAAATTGTACGACATCGTTTAGCTTCTTATTCTCAAGAGTCTACACGATATTGTAACTACAAAAAAGCATCTTTTGGTAAACAAATAACTTTTATATTACCTGTGTGGTTTGATGGAGTATTCAGTCCAGACGAGACCGAACGCTTTAATATTTGGTCTCACGCATGTAGTATATCTGAAGACATGTATTTTAAGTTATTAGATATGGGGCAAACTCCTCAACAAGCCCGTGCTGTATTACCGAACTCACTAAAAACTGAAATGGTTATGACAGCTAACTTTCGTGAATGGCGACACTTTTTCAAGTTGCGTACATCCGAAAAAGCACATCCACAAATGCGAGAGCTTGCGTTACAAGGTCTTGCTATAATGCACAAAGAAGTGCCGGAATTATTTTAATGAATTATTTATTAATTAAGTATAAAAAAGACTACGCAGATGAATTTGATGTCAAAGGTTTTATGGTTAGTAATGAAGATGATTGGAATAAACATTTGTCTGATGTAAAAAGATATTTTGATTTAAACCCCCATACTGTAGAAAGGTATTTTGGTTCAAATGAATTTGTTGTATATAATGATTTTGAAGAGTATAAACGCAGTTTTGAAATTGTCAACATAACATCTGAAGAAGCAGAAACATTGAATAAATTATTTAATGGGACTTTCGGAGATGTATTACTAATTGAAGATTTTGAATGATCACACACTTAGCAACATTTCATAAAAACATTGCATGCAAAGCAAAACATCCTAAATACAAAGGACAACCTGAATCAGCGAAAGTAATAGCATTACGATTGGTAAGTGAAGGTGAGATGCTTACAGATATGAATACATATACTCAAATGCTTGTAGTCTTTCCAGATGCAAGTTATTGGTTAAACTTAAACGAAATAAAACTCCAGCCATAAGCTGGATTCGCGTGAATGGCGTAATGGTAGCCGCACCTGTTTAAGAGGCAGGCGAGGTAATTCTCGTGAGGGTTCGAGTCCCTCTTCGCGCACTATGCAGTTACTTGTTGTTGAGGCGGTGATAAGAGTAACCAGATCTTTTGTAATGAGAACAACCTCTAGGATCAATAATCAAGTGCCCCCGCGTTTGTACCTAGACTCTTGTCGTGGGAAAATAATACTAATATGTTGTAAGCACCGATCATTTAATCGTAATCGGTAACCGGAACGCTTAAATATAAAATATTATTTTGTAATCAAACTAACTGCATTTCATTTTTAAAA